TATTTGTAGCACGGGACAAGGATTTCCAGGGGACATATCAAAATCCTTAACCTTAGCAGCTAAATGACCTTCACAACACTTAGTACAATCACCACAAGACCTCATTACCATTTACCTACAGGACACTTAGCCATTTCTAAAGTGGTTTTAGCCTTCATAAAGCATCCACACTTCTTACACCTAGCTCCATTAACCTTAAAAAATTCACAGGTTTGACAGATTTTCAAACGGGATTCAGCCAACTCTTCGCTGGCTCTTGGCGTAGAAGGATTAAGCCAGTCAGTAAACTTAACATCAGAGCCATTCTGGTCCTCACTCATATAACAATCCTCTCTGGTTCGCCTATTAGCGACTTATCCACGGTAGTCCATAATTGATGAGACATACTAGGATTAATCTTAGCATGTAATCCTGGGATATCGTAGACATACTTAAAACCACCCTTCTTAGACTCTCTGATACCCCATTCGCCAGAGTAATCAAGCTTTGAGGACTCAAACACGAATAGGTAGTAAACCTTCTCATCCTGCTTATCAGGTATGGTTTTCCAGTCTTCTTCAGCTTTAGCCAGACATACATAATAGTCAGCATGTGTTTGATTTATGCTTTCTACCATAGCTTCTAATGAGCCATGTTTTCCTAGCCTACTCCCCGAAAATTTCAGGGTTCCGTTTTTTGGATCATATACCCCAGACTTAATGGAAAATGACTGCCCAGTAGACAGGGTTAGATCCTTTGACACGGCATGTGACCTATTGGGCTTCCAGTCATTGTCCAAACCATTATCTTTTAAGGTTTCGGCAATAAGCTCTTCTAGGAATTCAGATATAGCAGGTAGCCTATATAGCATGTGATGAATTTTTAACTTTCCTACAAGGAATAACCTTAATATATCTTTAATCTTATCTACCATTATTCTATTGTATCGTAAAGGTTTTTCTAAGTCAATCTATACCACCAAATGTGTACATATTTGCATTCTTAATGCAGGGTTTGTACATAGGGGGTTTGTAGCCTCTATTTCGGCGGACTTAAAAACGGCTTTGCTATACGGCGGAACTTTAAGACTGTTTATCTTATTTAATGGATGTATAATACAGGTATGACTACTCACGCACTTACTACGCTTAGCAACACTACCGCCACCCGCTTGACTCCAAACGGAATTCACTCAGGGTTGGATCTTACTATTCAAAATGTTCACGCTTCTGCCATTGTTTATCTTGGTGGCGAAGGTGTTACATCAACCAACTATGGCTACCGTCTTGACCCAGCAACCGCATGGTCAATTGAACTTACAGGCTACGATGCAATTTATGCAATCACAGATACAAATGGATCAAAGGTTGCAGTACTAAAAACTAATCTAGAATCAGGTATGTAATATGGCACGGTTTACAACTAGAGGACCTAAAGGCGACACTGGAGCAGCAGGTAGCGGTTCACCTACAGACACATTTAGCAAAATAATTTTAACAAATAATGGTACAACAGACAACATTAAAGTTGGTGACGATATTTACCTTGGTGATGGAAATGTTGCAAACAGTATTGTACTTAAAGGCCAGCAGAATGAAACAAATGCTGGCATTGTCTTGGGTAGCGGAAAAACTGAAAAGATCTCAACAGATGGATCTAATTTAAGCGTTGAAGCAGATAACGACATTGTTCTTTATCCTGGTAGCACATACGCATATATTGACACACCAGAGTTAGACGGTGGAAATCGTATTGCAACCTGGGACTATGTTCAGTCTGGTCGTCATGGTTCATCTGCTTCTTACTGGAGCACAGAAGATCAAACAGGAACTGTTAACTCAATACAGCCAATGACAATAACAGACAATGACTGGGAAACTGGAATCTCTGTAGCAAATAACTCAAGAATCACAATGGCTAATACAGGTAAATACAATATTGCATTTTCTGCACAACTTCGTCAAACTAATTCATCTGGCGTTGTAAATATTTGGCTTGCAAAAAATGGAACAGCAGTAGCAAACTCAAATACTAAGGTTTCAATGAGTGCAAATGATCCTTGGAATGTTGCAGCGTGGAACTTTTTTGTAGATGCAGCAGCAAATGATTACTATCAAATTATGTGGTCATCAGATAGTGCTAGCTCTAAAATAGAAGCAGAAGCAGCAACTGGTTCTGGTGCAACACTACATCCAGCAATTCCTTCTGTTATTATTACAGTTAATCAAGTTGGATAATCTTAAATAGTGATATAATCATCTTATTATGTCAGCACAAGATTGGGCAGGATTTTCACTAACATTATTGTCAATATCTGGCATAATACTAAGCGGTATTCGTTGGTACATAAAGGTTCAAATTAAGCCAATAGAGGAAGCAGTTCAGGATATTAGATCTGAAACTAAAACTAACGGCGGAAGCTCAATGCGAGATGAAATCAAAGCTATTAAAGCAGAACAAGAAGACGCAAGAGAGCGTCGCAAGGCAACAAGTGAAAAAGTAGATCACCTATATGATCTATTTGTTGAATATGTCTCTCGTCCTAGATAATTAACGTTCAGCATTTTCTTTTACAAACTCATGAATCCTATGATATTCTTTATCTTCTTTATGTCTTCTTATCATTATGTCTGTAATACCAGAAGCCTCTAATTCTTTTACCCGTTCCAATATGTGCTCTTTTGTGCCGTAAAAAGTTCTATCTTTAATATCTTTTCTAACATTTTTTAGTTCATTCTCTGCTTGTTCTTTTGTATCACGAATCAAGAAGTTAACTAAAGCCATTTTTTTGATATTAAAATCAACTCTATTTCTGTCATTGTCATATAAGTCTAGAGTAAAAGCACTGTAGTCCCCATACTTTTTTGCAAGAGCCAAAGAGTCATCTGCCATACCAGATATGACAAGCTCTGGTATTTTTTTGATAGACAAAACTTTTTCTAGCCATTTATCTGAGTAAGCAACCCTTTTTCTAGTATCATCAATTAGTTCACCAATGTATAAAGATTTTGTAACTATATCTTCACCATTTTCAACTCTGCCAGGAACTATATTAAACATAATTCTGTCTTTTGCTATTTCGTCAAAAGCATCGTACATCATGACAAAATACTCTGGGCTAATTGCATAAGGCCTTATAGCTATCATATGTTTTATTTTTTGATTTTGATCTAGGACATGAGCAGCTCTTATCCAATTGGCAGGATCTGTTGAATGATATGTGTATAGTATTGAGTAGTATCTATTTTGGTCAAGAGTGTCTAAAGTCTTTTTAAGGTTATCCACTTTTGGGTCTTCAAAAACTGACATCCAATGGTATCTCATAGTATTTAAGTATATACTATATATAATATATATATAAAAACCTTACTAGTTAGGTATTCTTTTCTTTTATATATATTAAAAGTATACACCATCAATACCCTGGCTTATTGGTATAAAACGGACATTTGGTATAAGTAACACTATAACAATTTGATAACTCTTTAATACTCTGGTTTAACACTTAAATATAACGTTTTGTTACATATAGTGTATTTTAAATATTTGACGATGAATCATAGTAATTTTATAAATGAATGTTATAATTTATACGGATTGACTCCTAGGTTGCTCTCTAACCCACCCCACTGCCCCTAGGAGTCAATTCTTTTTATTATGGTATAATCAGTGATATGTGTTCACCTACAATAGAAAAATTTGGAGCTACCCCAGCAAATATACAATGGACAGTTGTTCGTGGGGACTCAGCATCTTTTACAGTAGATTTTCTTGAAAATGATGAAGTTACAGCATTTGATACAACTGGGTGGACATATTCAGCAACGGCATACGATCCAACCCTAGATGTTCTTGATCCACTTACCGTTACCGTAAATGATGGGGTAGTAACAGTAACAGCTCCTGCTCAAGTAACAGCAAACTGGGGTACAAGATATAAGCCTGTTGTATCAGAGCTTTCTTTTGATCTTCAAGTGGTAATTCCAGACGGTAACTCTACAATGACCTGGACTCCAGTCATAGGAACAATCTGTGTTCTTGGAGATGTAACGCCTGTAGGTAGTTTATGATAATTAAAATTAAAGATATTAATCCTAAGCTGCCACCACTTATTAAAATAAATGGGACAGTATTTAAAGTAAAGAAGTAAAAAATGGCAATATCCAAAAGCATGGATTCGCCTTTAAAAAAATCTAACTACGCATCTAAAGTAGAAGAGTCACAAACGCAACCAGAGACCAATGCCCTTACCTTCCTACCAGTTCCTGGACCACAAGGTGAAAAAGGCCCTAAAGGGGACACAGGGGCAAAAGGAGAACAAGGTTTGCAGGGACCACAAGGAGAAAAAGGGGATCCAGGGAAAAATGGTAAAAATGGCAAAGATGGAAAAAGCATTTTATCTCCATCAGAACAGATGCTTGGATGGGGTTATTATGAATCCAAAAATCCAAAGCAAATAAGAACAGGAATTGATAAAGGTGAAGACGGTTGGGTAAGCCTAAAGCTTTTTGATATTTTAGGAGATACTAATGAACAATATTTGCCAATTGGAAATGTATCTCTTTGGAATAAAACAACAGACAGAATAAACCTAAAAACACTCAACACTGGAGCTATTGTAACAATTTGTTATAATATTTTATTGAGCACATACCTAACAAATACTGAGGTTTGGTTTAAAACTTTTGTGGGTGATGATCTTGCCTCTCCAGTTTCATATGTAGGAAATTTAAAATATCAATATGACTATGAGTTTACCGTTGAGCAAAAAATATTTGTCAAAGATGAAAAAATTAATGTATTTGGGGCAATTCCACAAATAAGAACGGACAACTCTTGTGAGGCTGTCCTAAGATCAATTTTTATTTCTGTTGGATAAAAAAAATACCCCCACATAAAGTGAGGGTATTTCTTATTTAATTTACTCAATTTTAAAAGGGAACTTCTTCATCCACATCTTTGTCTTAGCTGTGATCCCATGCCAGGCGGACCAATTCTTACCGCCATCACTCATATGATATGCAATTTGTGCATTAATGACTGGATTTAAAAGATCTGAGTTTGTATCAAGATTAAACTTGGCACGACGCTCTGGACCTAAGTCACGAATCATGTTGATCTGAAATAGCCCATATGAACTATCTCCTGTTTCTGTATTTCCATTGAATCTAATTGGTTGCCCGTTAGATTCCTTTTTTGCTATAGCCCAAGCCTCTTTCAAGTCATGGCCCTTAAAACCAACTGCCTTTAGAACAAGGTATAAGTCCTTATCTGAAAGTACAGGTGCATTTTCATACTTTTTTAATATTTCTGCCCTAGAAACCAAAAAAACCGCTTTGTGGGCGGTAGCTGATTTCTGAACGGTACTCTGTTTTAGTAAATTATTTTTGGTTGTAGCATTTGCATTATTTGCAAATACCGCAGACACTACCACCATTAACAATACCCCAAACCACGCTTTAGTTTCTCTCATAGTTTTTACCTCCTAAGAAACGAATGAGACCCGTTTAGGTCTCAAATTAAGTATAGCACAAATCTACTCACAAGTACAAAATAATGTCCGTTTTGTCTTATTTAAGTTTATAACGTTTTGATAACAAAAATTACTATACTTTTTGATGGTATAATAACTTTACCTGTATTATCAAATATTAAAGAAAAAGAGGTGTATTTGATATGGCAACTTTAAGAAATGTGTCAAGCGGACCATACAACGTTGGAAATACTCCGCCAGTAGTTGTCTGGACTGTTGTAAAAGGTGACACAGCCTCTTTTAGAGTTTATGTTACAGACGATGCACAGATTCCACTGCATATTCCAGACTGGTCAATAAGAATGCAGATAAAAAGACCAGCTCACACAGAAGATTATGGTTATGTAACAGATGACTCAACAATTATTCTAGATCTTTATCCAGAAGCTGATCCAGATGATGCAGAAGGAGAATTTACTGTCTCTATAACCTCTGAACAATCATCAATCCTTGCAACTGGAGATATCTTTGATATTGAATTGTCAAGAGCACAGAGAGAAACCGTATGGACTGTGGCCCAGGGCAGTATGAAGATTCTTGAGGATATAACACTTTAATGGCTTCCGCCGTAATAACTAAAAAACAAACATCTGCAACGATTAAGGCAGCATCTGCAGTAGCCTATGGAATTATTAATGTTACTGGTCCAAGACCAACTGTTCAAATTACAGATGTTATGCCTTACAGAATAAGCTTTACAAATATTGGAATTCCTAGCTATACTATTAACAACGTTCCAGGAATTGGAATTCAAGTTATTGGCTACTCAAACTGGATCATTTAAAAAGCATAACTAATTATGCTATAATACATTTATGGCTAAAATATCACTTGCAAGCGTAAAAGCTCTATTCCAAACTGGAGATAGACCATCTCAAAACGATTATGAAGATTTAATTGATACTACATCTGCTCAATCAACAGATTTGGGAACAGCTGGAAATAACGAGAACACAATTTCTGGAATTGAAAACGCAACCGTAATTGATAATTTTGATGCAACAGTATGGAGAATGGTTAAATACATCATCTCTATTAAGAAGACTTCTGCTGGCGAGAATAAATACTATGCCACAGAGATGACCGTGCTAGTTGATGGTACAAATGTATCAGTAAGCGAGTATGGAACAATTGACAATGATGGGAATATTGGCACCATTGCTGTCTCCAGGGTTAATAACACAGTTGCCCTCACTGTGACACCCGTACAAGGAATAACCCCAATTACTGTACGTTTTGCACGTATGGGACTGAAGGCATAATCTAAAGGAGATAAAAAATGGCAACGATTGATAAAAACTTTAAAGTAAAAAATGGCTTGGTTGTTGAAGGATCAACAGCAACTGTAAATGGAGATCAAGTCCTTACAGAAAATGCATCCGATCAATATATCATTAACCTTATTGGCGGTACAGCAACCCCTGATAACACACCTGATGCAGTTGTGAAGCGTGATGAGAATGGTGACTTTGCTGCTGGAGAAATTACAGCAGATCTTGTTGGTGATGTAACTGGTCAAGTATCAGATATTTCAAATCATGACACAGATGATCTTGCAGAAGGAACAACAAACAAATATTTTACAGATTCTCGTGTTAAAGATGTTCTTACAGGTGCTACAAAGACAAACATCACAATTGAGACAATTGCTGGTGAACTTCACATTACCGCTGAAAATGGTGTAGCAGATTCAACAACAGACGATCTTACAGAAGGTGCTTCAAACAAATATTTTACAGATTCTCGTGTACAAGATGTTTTGTCAAATTCAGCAGGTATGGGCCTTGACTGGAACTCAAATACAAATAGTTTTGATATCAATGCATCTGGAGCAGTTGGAGATAGTTCGGTAAGTGGTCTTACTGTATATCCTGGAACTGGACCAAATGCAGTATCATTTGTAGCAATTGATCGCAATACTGTTGATACTTGGTACGATGCAGAAGGTGCAGCTCAAGATGTTCAGGATAACCTTGACACACACACAAATGCAACATCTGCTCACGGTGTAACAGGAAATATTGTTGGTACATCAGATACACAGACACTTACAAACAAGACACTTGAGGGTACAATATACCTTGGTGTTGACAATACAAATGCAGCATATATTCAAACTGAAACTGATAGTGCAGGAAATCTTACAGTACATGCAGGAAATGATTTAACATTGTCTACAAACTCTGGAGACATTGTTATTAATCCAGATGGAACAGCATATATTGGTTCTGCTTCAGCAGGTAACGAAATTGCAACTAACTCATATGTTGATAATGCAGTTGCTGGTCTTAATTGGAAGCAAGCAGTAAATCTTCTTTGGGATGATACTCAAATAACAATGTCTGGTTCAACAGGAACATTAGCACTTGATGCACATCCAGCACTTACACAGGCAGAAAACGGATACAGAATCTTAACCATTAATATGGGCGCAGACAACGGTATCTGGGTATATAGCGATAATGGTACAAACTGGTCTATCTCTCGTCCAGCAGATGCTGATACATATCAAGAACTTATTGGTGCAGCAGTTTATGTTATGGAAGGAACCCAGTATGGTTCAACTTCTTGGGTACAGGGAGATCACTATCTAACTGACTTTACAGGACAAGACTGGACACAGTTCTCAGGTAATGGTTCTGTAACAGCAGGAACAGGCATTATTGTAGATGGTCTTCAAGTATCTGTAGATACTGATGTAATTGCTACACAGTTCTATGCAGATTCTGCAGTTGGTACTCACTCAGATTACACAAGCAATATTCACGGTGTAACTGGTGATGTTGTAGGAACTTCAGATGCTCAGGATCTTTCAAACAAGACATTTAAAGGTCAGACTAACTTCCAGTCTGCAGGCGGTGCTGGAGGAACAAATAACCACATTGATGTAGATAACTCAACTGGCAAGATGACTGTTGAATCTGGTTATGCGTTAGATTTAACATCTCAAAATGATGTAACAATTACTTCTTGGTCATCAGATGTAGTACTTAAGCCAGACGGAAATGCATTCCTATGGAATAAAAATGCTGAAAACCAAATTGCAACTCAAGGATATGTTGATGGTCAAACAACAGACGATATCTCTGAAGGTACAGCACAGTACTTTACACAGGCTCGTGCTCGTGAGTCACTATCTGCAGGAAATGCAATCAACTACAACTCAACAACAGGTGAGATTGCAGTAGATGCATCACAACTTGATACAGATGATATTTCTGAGGGAGCAACTAACCACTACTTTACAGATGGTCGTGCTAAGGACGCAGCAGCAGATCTTTTGACTAATGCCACCCTTTCAAATATTACAATCACTGGTACAGGTACAGGTCTTACTATCACAGCAGAAAATGGTGTAGCAGATTCTGATACTGACGATCTAACAGAAGGTTCAACAAACCTTTACTTTACAGATGCTCGTGCTCGTACTGCGGTAGATGGAACAACTCGCTCATTTACAGCAATTAACATAAATGATTACCGTAAAGAAGAGGCAACACAGCAATATGTTGCATCTGCTTCAACAGTTACAGCACATACATTTACTGGCAATCGCTCAGTTAAATATCTTATCCGCACAGTCGGAGATGTATCTGGAACACTTCATTCACAGATTACAGAACTTCTTGCAACTGTAGATGGAGCAAGCAATGTAGCAGTTACAGAATATGGAACAATTCATAGCTCAGAAAATCCACTATCGTCAGCAACAGTTGACTTTGCAGGAGGAGAATTCCGACTTCGTGTAACAACAGCAATTGCAGGTGCAGAAGTTGTTGCAGCAGCAACAATCATGTCCTGGGCAGATTAATTAAATAAAAAGGAGACACTAAGTGGCAACGATTGATAAAGACTTTAAAGTAAAGAATGGGTTAGTCGTTGCCCTTGGTGCATCTTTTGGCGGTGCAGTTACAGTAGCAACTCCAACTCTTCCTGGACATGCTGCAACAAAAGATTATGTAGATAATTTAAGTTCTTCTATCCCTGTTTCAGATACTGCCCCAGAAAATCCATCTAATGGAAGTATGTGGTTTGACACTGTAACAAACAGAATTTATGTTTATTATAATTCAACTTGGAATGCACAAGCATCTCTCAATGATGCAGAAATTTTACCAGATCATATTCACGATACCGCAATTGACGGTACTGGAAGAATAGTCAGCATATTTGTAGACGGAGGATTCTATAATCAAGCAGGGGCTTTAGTTGATTCTGGTTTTTACAATGCAACATCCTGGACTCAGGTTTGGGATGGGGGATCCTCAATAGATAATTTCAATTAATTATCTGATATAATACTATAGACACCACTGGAGGAATAAATGTCAACAAGAATGCAACAGCGTAGAGGAACTGCTTCACAGTGGATTTCTACAAACTCAGGTAACGGACCAATCCTAGCTGCTGGAGAAATTGGTTTTGAGTCAGACACTAATAAATTTAAGATTGGTGACGGAATCAATCACTGGGTAGACCTTGTTTACTTTACAGACGTAGAATCTGCTTTGGGTGCGATTTCAGGTCTTGTTGATGGTGCTCCAGGACTTCTTAACACTCTCAATGAAATTGCAGCAGCAATTAATGACGACCCAAATTTCTTCTCAACAGTTTCAACAAACCTTTCTAACCATGCTTCAGATACAACAAATATTCACGGCATTGCAAATACTGCAGACCTTGCAACACAGCAGTATGTTGACGATGCAGTTGGAAATGCAGAGGTAGACCAATCAACACTCGCTGGAACAGGTCTTGCTTGGAATATTTCTACAGGACAATTTGATGTTGATTCAACCATTGCTACAAAAACCTATGCAGATACAGCTGCATCAAATGCAGTTGCTGAAATTGTAGACTCAGCACCAGGAGCTCTTAATACCCTTAACGAATTGGCAGCAGCAATTAATGATGATGCTTCTTATGCAGCTACAATTACTACTGCCCTTGGAAATAAAGCCCCACTAAATAACCCTACATTTACGGGTACTGTTGATGTTACTGGAGCACAAATTACTGGTGTTGCAAACCCAGTAGCAGATTCTGATGCAGTAAATAAAGCATATATGATAACAACTGGTAATACAGCACTTAACTTGCATAATGAAGCTACAACAAATGTTCACGGAATATCAGATACAGAAAATCTAGTTTACACAAATGACGGTAGATTATCAGACCAAAGAACGCCAGTTGATGACTCAGTTTCTGCACCTAAAATTCAAGACAGTGCTGTAACTACTAATAAAATTGCAAACTCAAATGTTACAAAAGATAAGATTGCAGATTTAGCAGTAGAAACAGATAAAATCAATAGCTCAGCTGTAACAGAGGCCAAGATAGCAAATAATGCAGTCACCACTGATAAAATTGCAGACTCAAACGTGACAGAGGCTAAGATTAATACAGGTGCAGTAACTGCTGACAAAATTGGATCATCTGCTGTAACTGAAGGAAAGATTGCAACAAGTGCAGTATCTGAATCTAAGATAGCTACAGGAGCTATTGTTGATTCAAAGATTGCAACTGCAGCAGATATTGCACAATCAAAGATTAAAGATTTGGTTTCAGATCTTGCTGCTAAGGCAACAGATGCAGACCTAGATGCACACACAGGAGCAACAACTTCAGTACATGGAATTGCAAATACAGCAGACCTTGCTACGAATACGTATGCAGATACAGCAGCTTCTAGCGCAGTATCAACACACAACTCAGATACAACATCTGTTCATGGAATTACAGATACATCGCTTCTTGTTACAACAACAGGAACAGAGACTCTTTCTAATAAAACTATTGCAGATCCAACTATTTTAGTTGGTCAATCACCTTCTCAAGTTAGTATTTCTGCAACTGAAATTGGATACCTTGACGGTGTAACTTCTGCCATTCAGACACAATTAGACGCAAAGGCTTCATCGTCAGACTTGTCAGATCACAACTCAGACACCACATCTGTGCATGGAATTTCTGATACATCACAACTTGCTTACAAGAATGCTGCAGACCAAACCTTTACTGGTAACATGGAAATTGACGGAAACCTAGTTGTTGACGGAGACTTTACTGTAAATGGTACAAATTTTGCAGCATCTGCAACATCTATTACAATTGAAGATAACATGGTTCAGCTTGCTCATCAAAATGCAGGTAACACAGTAGACCTAGGTCTTGTGGTTGCTTACAATGATGGTGCAGCAAAGCATGCAGGTATTGTAAGAGATGTATCTGCTAATAAATGGAAGCTTTTTAGAGGAGTTACAACAGAGCCTTCAACTACAGTTGATTTTACACAGGGATCACTTGATGACCTTGAAGTTGCTGAAATTATGGCATCATCTATTACAGTAGGAGATGTTTCAAATACTGAGTTTAGCTACTTAAATGGTGTAACTTCTGCAATTCAGACACAGCTTGACGCTAAGCTTGCATCTTCAACAGCTGCATCTACATACGAAACAATATCAAATGTAGACCTAAAGGCTCCAAAGGCAGATCCAACATTTACAGGTACTGTAACCGTAGGATCTTCTGGAATCGCATTTTCTGATAAGACACAGACAAAAGCTGGAGTACCATCACTTACTACAATTGCAACAGCTGTTTCATCAAGCACAACACTTGATGCACTTGGAACAGATGCATACGTAAGAGACTCGCTTGTTCCTCTATCAGGAGCAGTAAACATCAGCTTTGAAGCAACAGGAAATGCTAAGTACGCAATAGGTTCTTCAATCAACTTCTATCAGTCATCAGGTACTGGTGCAAATATTACTGGAGACGGAATAACAATTCTTTCAACACCAGGTTCAACACTAAGAACAACATATTCGTCAGTTACAGCTACTAAGGTTGCTTCAACAACATGGTTGTTAGCTGGAGACTTAAAAGCATAAATAAAGGGGATACATAATGTCAAAAGGTATAGGTAGAAGAGCTTCAGCACAGGATAACTTTATTGGGCCAAATGCTCCAACTAACTTAACTGCTACTAATGATCCAGCTAATCGTCCATATAATAATGGAAAAATTAATTTATCTTGGACTGCTCCTGCATCTGGAAATACTCCAACAGGATATAAGGTTTTTCGTGGTGGCACTGAAATTACAACGGTATCGTATGGAACAAATAGTTATTCAGATACTGGTTTAAACTCAGATACTCAATATACCTATGTTGTTAAGGCATATGATGATTATGCATCTAGCGCAGACTCTAATTCAGCATCTGCAACAGCGACTACGGTTCCAGCAACAATGACAGCCCCATCAGCTACAGCTGGAGTTGATAAAGATACAATTACATATACACAACCATCTACTGGTGGATCTGCAATTACAACATACAGATGGGAAAGTAATGATTCAAAAACTGGAACATCAGCTAGCACTTCTGTTGATATTGCACAAGAAGCAAATACAGCTCAAACATATCGTGTAAGAGCTGAAAATGCAAATGGTGTTGGAGAATGGTCTTCTTATTCAAACTCAGTAACAACACAGGCTCCAAGCTTCTTTGGACCACCAAGTTTCTTTGGTCCCCCAGGATTCTTTGGACCACCTGATTTTTTTGGTCCTCCAGGATTCTTTGGCCCACCAGGGTTCTTTGGACCACCAGGGTTCTTTGGACCACCTGACTTCTTTGGCCCACCAGGTTTTAGTGGAAAGTCTTTAGGTGCAACAACATTGATTAAGACTCCAACTGGAACTGTTTCTGCTCAACAAATTTCTGTAGGAGATGAAGTTTTGGGGTTAAGAATACCAGGTGTTCCAGATGACTTTGCAATGAATATTTCTGAAGCTCCTACTGATTTTCAGTATAACTTTACACAAGAACAGATAAACAATGCAGAAGAGACAGTTGTAACTGTTGTAGGAAAAGCTATTCATGAATCACCTGGAGCAGTAGTGGTAAATTCAGATATATACTCTACAAGACACTGGGTATTAGTAAAGCGAGAAGAAAATATTATTCTTATAAACGCTATTGCAATTCAAGAAGGAGACTTAATCTATAACTATGATAGCAAAGATTTTTCTCCAATTGAAATATTTACGGTAGATACTAATACATGGATATCTGTATACTCAATTAACGTAGAACCACAAGATTTTTATTTTACAGAAAGTGGTTTGACGTTTGATGGAAGTCCAACAGCATAGAACATGTCTAGCATTATAAACTTTATTAATAATTAATAATTTTGTATTTTGGGGGTGAGCAAAATAAAAATATATATTGGTGAAGAAAAAGAAGAAAAGCTTTTAGAGCCATACCTTTTTTATTCTGAAATACCACAAAAAGCTTTAGATGCTAAGCTTTGGTTTCATCATTCCTTGATCTTTGATGAAGAGACAGGGATAAAGTTATTAGTCTCTACCTATAAGAGCAGTGATGACAACAATAATTCTTATCCTCCAGGAACTATTGTAGTTTCTAATAAAATATATAATGAGTTCCCAGTAACACAAAGTCTATGGACTATGGAAAATTGCATAAATAGAGGCTATGTAGACTTAAAATATAGAAAAAAATCTTTTACTTTTTACACCATTACAATCAATGATATGCTTTCAAGAGCACTAGACGTTGACGTTAAAACGTATATATATGCAAGCGGAGGAGTTACAGAACTTGGTTCTGAGATAGTTAACAAGGTTTTTGATCTTAATATATCTAATAAAGAAGTTGAAGTAGTAGATGATATTTTTCAGTTTAGAAATTATATGTTTCCAATAGCTTATATGGAAAAGAGGTTAGCTTATGTTGAAGACTATTCCAAGTAAAACAAAATATTTGCATTCAAGCATAGATATGCCAAATAATTTTTTATCATCTTTAAATGGATTTGACTCAAAAGATGATAGAATTTTCATCATTAAAAATGATGCTCTTACAGAAAAAGATTTAGTTGTTAATAAAACAAAAAACATTTTTTTAGTATATACAGATGAAATGTTTTTGCTTTATCAAAATATCTCTAATCTGCTAAAAGATGCCTGCAACATGTATAGCATAGATACAACAAAGCAAAAATATTTTATTTATGGAAAAGTTGTGCAGTACTCTTTAGAAACAAATAACCATTGGTATGATTTTCCAGGAATTAATAAACCATTTCTTCACGGCTTTTATTTTATAGACGGTCAAGCTGAAATATTTTTTCAAAACAACGATAAAATAGAATCAAAAGTCATAAAACAAAACGACATTATAATCAACAAACCTACTGATTTAATTAAGATAAAAACAGATTCTACAATAAATGTTGTTGAATTTTATATAGCTCCAACATATATGCTTAAGTACAATCAGCCAGGTGTATGGTGTCCAATCTTAGTATGATATAATATTTAAAAAGGGGAGTATATGTTAGAAAATGCAGAATACCTAGCAACTGGAATAATGGTTTACAGAAATGTATTTAGTCCAGAGAAAAAGTATATTGAGCGACTAGAAGACATTCTTGGAAAAGCTGATGGCTCAAGATATGGCTGGAAGCCAAGCTATACAGGCTATGGTGCAAGAAACACAAAATATAGAGATTGTTCTGATTTTAAAGTTAAATATAACTCAAACGGATCTCTTTCTACTCATGCAGATGTAATCCAGAAAGAGAACTTTACTGAGACAGACAAAGAGTTAGTAAGACTTTGGGAAGATGCTTATTACGATCAATTAAAACCAGTTGATGACTATAGAAATTTATTTAGTATGGCACCTCTAAAATACTGGGAGTCTTTTAATTTTATTAAATATGGTCCAGACCAACATTTTCAGATACACTCAGACCATGGATATTCCTACACTTGTGTGCTTTCTTTGGTGGGATACTTAAATGATGATTATGAGGGTGGCGAGTTGTACTTTGACAAACTAAATCTTAAGATTAAGCCAAAAGCTGGAGATCTATATTTGTTCCCATCTTCTTATGTATATTCTCATGCAGCAATGCCAGTAACTTCTGGAACAAAGTATTCTCTTGTAACAATGCTTGATTATCTAGAAACTGCTCATACTCCAGAATACAGAAACTTAGAGGAAAAGTACTCAAAAGGTCTTTTGTAATGTATACAATTTCTGCATATAGAATAAACAACTATTGCGATATTAAACAGTCATCTGTAAAACGTAAGTGGATGGATGAAACTTATGAAAGACATGCATATCACTGCTTTCCTGTATCTTTAACAAATAGCCTTGGCTGGAGCATATCTTTTCCTGAAGACATATCTTTTGTTTGGAGCGGAATATCTGACTCAAATAAAGAAAATGTTAAGATATTGAATGGGGAAAAGTATGTTTCTAATGCAAGGGCTAATGCAACATTAAGTTTTAATACAGGTATTATCTTTGAAACAGATGAAACTTTAAGCATGATGGCTATTCCAGTCCCAAACGAGTTTAATCCAGATTTTCAAATTTTTACAACAATTATGACTTCTTCTTTTTTTGCTGGGGAGTTTCCAATTGTAGCCAGAATTCTTTCACCAAACAAAGTAATAACAATTAAAGCGGGCACTCCTGTAGCAAACATAATTCCTGTATCACTTACAGAGTTACAAAATTCTGAAATTGTTTTTAAGCGAAAAAGAACAAAAAAAGAACCACCCTGTAATCCAGTTCACGGAGCACAAGTAAGAAAAGAAATTTTAGATTCTGGAAAATGGACAAATTTTTATAGGGATGCAATTAATCCATGTGGGGATAAAATTGGCAGCCATGAAGTAAAAGCAATAAGACTAGGAGTAAGAGAAGAATGAGTATTATAAGTTTTCATTCACATCAAAGATATAATGATGAAGGGACCATTAACGATCCATCTCCAGCTAAGTCTTTTGTTCCTAGATGGTTTGCTTCAGCAGACAGACACTGGAAAGATCCTCATGGCAATATAATGAAAAACTCTTATGGTGGAGAATCTTTATCGTTTAAGTCATGTCCAGCTCTTTTAGATATCTTCACAGCAGGATATGTTTTAAAAACACCGTGTGATATTAATTTTGTGGAAATTGACGGAGTAATAGTTCCACAAGTTGATGAAAGTTACGAAGGCTTTTGTGAGATACGTGGAGAAATGCCAGGATTAGAAGTTCCTTATGGGCATAGCAAAACAGGCTATCACTGGTATCCAAACTGGGGTATTGGATTGCCTGAAGGCTATAGTGCTTTATGCATGAACCCAATAAACCATTTTGAACTACCGTTCATTACTATGTCAGGAATAATAGATAGCGATAGAACAAACACACCAGGACTGCTTCCCTTTTTTATAAGAGAAGGATTTACTGGCAAAATTAGTGCAGGCACTCCTTACTTGCAAATCATTCCCATTAAGAGGGAAGACTGGTCTATGGATAAGGTATACTATACATATGCTGGTATCCTTAATAGGCACCAAAAACAAGCAAATGATTTTAGAGTCCCAGAAGGCGGGGCCTATAAAAAAAGATTTTGGCAAAGAAAGAGGTATGAATAATGAAGCATGACACAAGCATGAACATGGCTAATTTTAATGCAAAGTCAATAACCCCTTCTGGATTTTTTGGCAACTCAGAGAAAAATATTGTAGAAGTAGAAAATTTTTTGACACAAGAAGAGATAGATATTCTTGTAGAATTTTCAAAGAAAAATTCTTCATTTGATGTGAATAAAACTGAATACAATGAAAATGGAACTTTAATTTATGACGATAATGTGTGGGTAAATAGAGTTGCTACAACAGAAACGTTGTCTAAGACTGGACCAGAGATACTAGTATTAATAGAAAACATTATCAAAAGATTTCAACTAATAATAGAAGACTTTTTTGAGGTAAAGGTGATTCCTACAGGACCAGCCCTTGTTAGATGGCCAGTAGGAGCCAGACAAGAGCCACACGCAGACAAAGAACTGCACGAAGGTCCAGATGCTGGAACAGCAAATGCTTTTCCTTGGTACGATCTAGGAACAGTTTTTTATCTAAATGATGATTATGAGGGGGGAGAATTATACTTTCCTCAACATGGAATTGAATTTAAACCAAAGCCTGGAGCAGGATATTTCTTTCCAGGAGATATGAACTATATACATGGAGTAAGACCAATAATTTCTGGATGTAGGTATACCTCTCCAGTATTTTGGACAATTTCAAAGCTTCCAGAAAAATGGATGGGACCAAAGGAGATAAAAAATGTTTGATGCTATTAAGCACAAAGATCAATGCTTTACTATTGAAAACTTTATGACACCAGAAGAATGTAAGAGTGTAATTGAGTATCTTGAATGGCAAAATGAAAAAAATATTCTAACATGGAATCAGATTTCTTTTTATGACTCTTATGCTGTTGGTTTTTGGCCTATAGACCCAAGCTTATTGATGTTTGGTTTACAACCAAATTATTTTCACGAAATATTAAAGCCAAGAATTAAAATGGCTGCACAGCAGGTAATGGAAAGAGAGCTTTCCGAAGTAAGCTATCATGCTCAAAAGTGGATTGACGGGGCCTTTGCATCGTTCCATTCCGATAACTCAGATGAAGATGGAAACCCTACTACTTTTGAAAAAAGTAAGTTTGCTGCCTTTATTTATTTAAATGAAGATTTTGAAGGAGGGTTTCTAAACTTTAAGCATTATCCAATTACAGTAAAGCCAAAGATTGGAACAATAGCAATTTTTGCTGGTGGACACACCAATGAGCATGAGGTTACAATGGTTCACGGAGGCACAAGATATACTATTGGTTCTTTTTGGGATAATGCAAATTCAACCTATGATGAAGATAGAAAAAAGCAAATGAAAGAAGAGCTAAGAGCTATTCGTGAAAAACAAGATCTTGAATATAAAAAGTGGGCTGAAGAAAAAGCAGCTGGAATTAAACCTGTGTACATTGGAAAAAATGGTGAGGTTTAATGCAGCTAAATCCAGAGCATTTGGATAAAAGAATAATTTATTACAAAGAAATTATTTCTAATCCAAATGAAGTTATAGAGTATTTTGAGAGCATTGATCAGACTTCCTGGGATGACTGGATCTCTAGTGACAACACTAACATAAGGCATGGATTTAGCAAACGAGTGTCTTATTTAGATTTAGATGGCAAGAATGAAAACTTGTCATTAATATCTAGCTCAATAAAAAATGCCATAACTTCAGCAACTGAATATTATAGGTCAAAAATTGAAACAAAGGCTGTTGATGTTCCAAACTTTTTTGATATTAAAAAATATACAGACGGAGCTGACATGGGTACACACACAGACTCAGAAGATGATTCAGATAAAAAGCATCCAGTTCTTTCTGCTGTTCTATATTTAAATAATAATTATGGCGACGGAGAAATTGAATTTATTAAGCAAGGAATAAAAATAAAGCCAGAACCAGGAAGCCTAATACTTTTCCCATCTGTCCCACCGTATTACCATAGACCAATACCAGTAACATATGGAACAAAGTATATGGTTCCATTTTTCTTGTATGAGAAGGGAGCATTTTAAAATGATGTTTTATGGAGCAAAAATTAAAGATAATTGTTTTTATTTTATTAAGACACTATCTGAAAATAAAAGCCTAGTTAAGTTTATAGATGAGATGGAGAATGATTCATCATCGTATCAAATGATCCCGTCGTGGGAAAAACTTGACGGTGCCTTTAAAAAACCTCTTTACAAAAATAATAAATCTGATAACACTCGTGTTTATCAAAAATCACTATACATAATAAATAGTGTGGATAGTGGGGTTAGATATTGCTTAAACTTGTTCTGTGAAAATTCAGACTTTGATACTTTTGACATGAAAGATATTTCTTTATACAAGATTGATTCACCTAGAGAAAAAGACATAATAAAAGAATTAGAAAGAAAAGAAGACGACCTGTACTCTGCTTATATGTTTATCAACAATGAGCCAGGGAAGATTGAAATATTGTTCCCTAGAAATGGTCAAGCTTTTACTATAGACGAGTCTAGTATTTTTGTTGTTTCCAACAAAGAAGAAGTTCAAATTAAATATTTTTCAGATCAGCCTTTGTATATGTCAAAAGCAAATGTTGACTTTAAAAATAAAGGGGTAGAGGATCAAAATGTATGAGATAAAGGTAAAGGATCCCGTAGTAAAAAGTAACATATTTAATGATGAATATTTTAATCAAATTAAAGAATACTTTGCAAACCATGATATTTTAAAGCAAGAAGAGTACCATTACTATGGAAGCAAAAGAGTAGACTCTTACACTGACCCACTATTAGATGAAATACAGAAAATGCTAATGCCCATGGCTAAAGAGGTATTTCAGTCAGAAACCCTTCTTCCCACATATGCAGTATTTTCAGAGTACTCTGGACCAACTGCGTATTTAGATAAGCACAGGGACGTTGGCCCATGTACCTACACTATAGATATATGCCTTTATAAGGGTGCTGACTGGCCTTTGTTTATTGAAGACAAAGAATATAACTGGGGACCAAACGAAGGTATATTCTTTTATGCAAATGATCAAGACCATTGGAAAGAAGATTTTCCAGAAAAAGATAATAATAAGGTTGGGCTATTATTTTTACACTATGTAGAGCCAGACCATAAGTGGTGGTCAGTTCCAGAAAAGATGCGTCCGTTGTTAAGAAACAACATAAAACATATTAAAAAAGATAGTTAGAGCATTTAAAAAAGAAAAGCACTGTTCACCTAAACTATACATTTAGGATTAATTTGTGCGTAAAACTTACTTAAAATGTTATGCTATACTTATAGTACTCTACAAAAGTTAGAGTACTTATCTCTTTGAAAGGTTTTTATATGTCTGAAACTGTTTTTTCTTTTCGTTTGTCGGAAGATTTTGTCAATAAATATTCAACTACACCAGCTCCATTTGGATTTCAGGATGCAGGAGCTAATTCGCTAGGAGAGATTACATTTATTCGTACATATTCTCGTGTAAAGGAAAACGGTACAAAAGAGCGTTGGTATGAAGTTTGCCGTCGTGTAATTGAGGGTATGTACTCAGTACAGAAAAACCATGCAAAGGATAATCGTCTGCCTTGGAATGACAACAAGGCTCAGAAGTCTGCCCAGGAAGCATTCCAAAGAATGTTTGAGCTAAAGTGGACACCACCAGGCCGTGGGCTCTGGGCATTTGGTACTCCTATGACCATGGAGAAGCGAAACTCTGCTTCCCTACAAAACTGTGCAATGGTGTCTACTCGTGATATTGATCGCAATGATCCAGGTGCGTTGTTTGCGTGGGTAATGGATGCATTAATGCTTGGCATTGGTGTAGGCTTTGATACCCTTGGGCAAGATAAGCAAATGACGATTTATGCTCCAGCAGAGCCAGCAGCTATTTATGAAATTCCAGACACTCGTGAGGGATGGGTAGAGTCAGTTCGTCTTTTGGTTAATTCTTTTCTTCGTCAGAATCAGCCTATCCAGGAGTTTAATTATGACCTCATCCGTCCTCTAGGAGCCCCTATTAAGGGCTTTGGAGGGGTTGCTAGCGGTCCAGCACCACTTATTGATCTTCATACTCGCATCCGCAATGTAATTGGCTCTAGAGCTGGAGAACAACTAGATAGTCGTGCAATTGTTGATATCGTAAACTTAATTGGTACATGCGTTGTGTCAGGAAATGTTCGTCGTTCTGCAACACTTGCTTTGGGTACACCAGAAGATGAAGGCTTTATTAATCTTAAGAATCCAGAAGTATTCCCAGAAAGAAATTCATACGATCCAGAAAAACCAGGTTGGGCATGGATGAGTAATAACTCAATTGCTGCTGAAGTTGGAACTAAGTATGAAGACTATGTAGATTTAATTGCAGACAACGGAGAACCAGGTTTTATCTGGCTTGATGTTGCTCGTAATTATGGCCGTCTTGCAGATGCTCCTGATTATAAGGACACACGCATTATGGGCTTCAATCCTTGTGCGGAGCAGCCATTGGAAAGTTACGAATTATGTACACTTGTAGAAGTTCACCTAAATCGTCATGAATCTAAGGAGGACTTCCTCAAGACATTGAAGTTTGCTTATCTTTATGGAAAGACTGTAACCCTTATGCCAACACACTGGCAGCAGACAAACGGTATCATGCAAAGAAACCGTCGTATTGGTACATCTCTTACAGGTATTGCTGCATTTGCTGATGAGCATGGTTTGCCAACAACTCGTGAATGGATGGATGAAGGCTACAACACAATCCGCAAATATGATCATCAATATTCAGAGTGGCTCTGTGTTCGTGAATCAGTTCGTGTAACAACAGTTAAGCCATCAGGATCTGTGTCACTTCTTTCTGGTGCTACCCCTGGAGTTCACTGGGGACCTGGTGGA